TAGGAATCCTAACTCCGAGTTTGTGTTTGTCAAAACCACGACAAAGACATCTCAGCGCAGTTTTAGCAATCGTTCCCCTGACGCGTACTGCATTAGCACGCGATAAAAACAGACCTATACTAGGCCTGCACCCACCTCCTGCGGAGTTTCATATTGAAACGCTGCACCGAGGCACTTAGATGTTCTGGATCATCTTCACCTAGTCGGGGAAGATGAAAGAACTTCATCAGTGCTGGGTAACCGTCCAGTCTGTCCTCACGGCGCAAGCCGCTTGGTACAAATGTTCGAACTTCGAACCTTTGTAGAGTTTTGTTCCATCTTGAGAACTCACTCACATTTTGGCGGGTGTGCCAACCGATGCCCGAACAATCAGAACGGACAAGTGGAAGATGTCTAATCTTCTCACAAATCTCTCTGATATAGTTCGATGCCTCATAGTATCCCTTCATCCATAGTTGATTGGATGTAGATACAAGAGACACAAAGGCAGCCGGGTCGGTTGAGGCTAACTCCGGATCGTAGCGAAGATATACAGGAGTCACATCGTGACCCTTGTAAGCATCGACGCCACAACTTTCGCGAAAGTTTCCTTCCACGAAAGTCTTCCCTTGGTTGATCATAAGACCAAAGGATTTGATCCAGTCAGCAAATGCCTGAAAGTGTTCGCGTTTAAGGATGATATCATCCCCAAACACTCGGACACAACGAGCTGCGTTACTGACCTTACCACTTGTCAGATACTTTTCTGACTGTGTAATCGCGGTTATTGCCAACGCGGCAAATACGAACGACTGCACCGGGAAAGTCGTAGCGTTTCCCATACCGGCATACTTTTTAAGTGTGAGGGTATTACTACCCACTTTCACACCTGGAGTACGGCTTGCAAGAAGCGCTTCTAAAAAGCGCGGCCTGTTCGCAAATGCTGCCTTTACAACTTGCAAAGACAGCCTATCGCTAGCAGACGACAAGTCAATCGTAACCCAGTCGCCGGAGAGGGAGCCCTCAAGAGCCAATACTTGATTCGGTTCTTGAGAGTCAAGTGTTAGACATTGTCTCAGACTTTCGTCACGCGAAATTTGTTTCCGCATGGCGTTATTCAAACCTTGTTGAACAAATTGATTCATACAAGGTTCCACCGTTATGGTGCGAAGAGCAGAACAGCTTTTCGGAACTGTGACAAGTCGCGCACAAGAGCCCGTTTGATCGTGCGAGAGCGTCTCAGGCTCGTTTAGTTTATCGACCAGCATACTAGCTGGAAGATCATACCCAACGAGGCAGAGACGGGAGTCGAAGTCAAGTAGACTCCGATATACTTCTTCCCACTTCTGGTTAGGAGTATACCCTTCAAGCACAGCGCCAGGGCCATGTTTACACTTGTAATCCTGAACGAACTCAAGTCCAGGAAGTACAAATGAACAAACATGTTCGAATCGAGAAAGGAGGGATGGTTCGACTTCCCTGATCTCCCTATCGACACTGCAGAAGTCCTTTTCTGCGATGTGAGCAAGCTTGGTAGCTCGCTCATCAGCAGGAAGGAACTTCTTAAAGAAGTAACACACCTGTCGAATGCTAACAATAGCATCGATGGTTGCATCACTACGTACAGTACCTGTTTTAGTGTCAAAGATATGGTTGGCAATACCCTGAAACAATTTGGGGATTTGCCCATTCCTGGAAAATCCAGGAACGCAGGCCATCCTGCCCACAGCTAGGCTTTGATCAAAAGCTTTGCCAAAAGCAGGAAGGGCAACGGATAAGAATCCAACGCCCTCATCTTCGATACGCGCTTCGATCGTACGTAAATCCCGATCGAGACCTAAAACATCAGGATGGAGCCTTCTCAAGTCTAAGAGAAGACTTCGTGAAAGTCCTATCAGGCTTTTCATCTTCCGCCTCCTTTGAGGCTGAAAGATCCTGTATCTGAGGCTTATCGACCCCACAGGTGATTCCAACATCGACGATGTGACAAGTAGCCACAAAGTCTTTGAACTGTTGGCACCCGCCCAAAACGGAGACAGCGGCTACAAGTGCAGCCGCTGTGAACAAGCGAAAGCTTGCTCTTTGTAAAGCGTTCATCTTTCTCCTTTCGGAGGCAGACTTACGCCTTACCTCCATTTTGTGTACTCAAAGGCATGACATTTCCAGAGTTGTTCTAGCTCTGGAAGCCGATGAGTTTGGCTATCGTTACGTCGCCGTCACTCAGCGTATCAAGGAGACACTGAACAAGTGCCACCTTTTGCGCAGCGGTCCATCCGAAAATCGGAATGGAAACCGACAGTGAGACAGAGCCGGTCTGAACTGAGTTGCCCCCAGTAATAGGGTCAACTGCAGTAACAGTCTGGGTTATCTGCATGTAGTGACGTTCGCCCGTTTTTGGGCTGGACGAGTGACTGAACTTCAGGGCGTAACCGTTTGTTACGTCTTGTCGAGCAGATCCCTCGCCATTCCAAGCGATGACAGCAAATGTCAATGCTGGCGTCGGGGCGTTTGCCGCGACAGTGATAGGGTCAACGAGCATCAGAAAAGGTCTTTCTTGCTGAGGTTCCTGTATTTCAGTATGAAATACAGGGATTACAGGTATTTCGTAAGAAGTGCCTGCAAGATACTCATCTGGCTTTGGTTTAATCCATTACCAGATGTAGTCTTGACATTAGCAAGCGACGCCGCAGATACGCGTAATTGATACGCAGCTGTAAACACCCCACTGGATTGTAGCTTCCAAGTTTTTAAATCGGAAGTTCCGTTCCACGGATGGGATGAATACACAACGGTGTCGGCCATCTGATCAAACCCACCCCTCGTCGCCGTTGTCTCAAGTATCGAGTGATAAGTGAGCAACGCGTAGTTAACTATTTGCTCGTCTCTTTGTATCTCCTCCGAAAGGCGGATGTACTGAGAATAACCTGCAAACCAGTCAACCAACCATGTCCACGGTATCAAATTCCAGATATCGGAGGGACGTAGCACGAGACCCATTTTCTCAGGGAGTAGACTTTCTCTGAGATTAGGGACATCCAAAGGCGGAAGCTGCACTCCGCTGTTAACAACACAGCGGAGACGGATTTTCCTAGTGCCACTCTGCGAAAGAGGAGCAGTAGGATCCGGCAGCATGCCAGGAAGGATGTAGGGAGTTATAGCAGGGAATGAAGTCCAGTCTTCAACCGGCATGGATATGCCGGTTGAAAGTGTAGCTAACTTTCCGTTTTGGCGGATAAGGGTGTTTATGTCCTTAGCCGCGCGCTCGGGAGTTTTAGCTAGTTGGACGGCGGCCTGATACATCGATTGCCAACCAAACTTGAAAGTCAAGAATGCGTTAGCAAAAGCTTTATCAGGGTTAAGATACACTTTCGCTTTGGCCAAACTTGGCCTAACGGCGAGTATCTTATCAAGAGACCAGAACTTGGGAGAGATAAGGGCCTTCATAAACCCTTGTTTCCCTAAAATGGTCTCAACTTCGCACCATGCGGCAAGAGTACCGCGGAGAGTTTGAGGAAGATCCTTTAGTTCTCCAAGCTGATAAAGAGCGTTGAATGTACGTCTGGTAGGCAAACATTGCGCTACCAAGTTGTCAGCATGTTTTGCTAACAGCTCTAAGGCATACACGCGTTCTGAAGCAGCTGTTGCTGCGACGTCCACCGCGTCAACAGACGCACAGGGACCCTCAATAGTTCCCACTTTCGTGACAACAGCCTTCACCACAGTTGGTGGATTGTTGATGTCATTAATTTGGAGACTAGTGCTACTCCAACTCAGTGAGCGCGGAGAAGCTTCGAATTGTGGTTTCCACATTTCGAACTCACCTTGGCTTTGTATACCAAGGGCTTCTTTTGCACTTTTTGAGAAGGGGATTTTAGCTGATCGAGGATTACGACTTTTCCAAGTCGTGTCCTTAACAAAACTTTGAACAGCACCCTGCCAACCCAATAGGGAAGGCCAAGTGTCGTCAAAGTCGATCCGAGAGTAATGGACAATTATCCAGTCCATGCCCCCCCAAGCTCTATAAGTGCCCTCTTGAGTCCCCGTGTGACGATACGTCGCATGGATATCTTGAGGATACACCGATAGGCCCAGGCGGACCCTGTTTACTGGAACCGGATCTTGCGGATAAAGCATAGGGACTACCTTGTTAGAGTATTCCCGCAGCTTACGGTCGAATTGCCAATACGGATTGAGAGTCAAAGCAAGACTCACCATCCAAGGGCAATTTTCGAACGTTCTGTAAGCCCAATATTCCAGAAACCTGCCCTTACGGGCAGCAGTTTGGACTTCAAGGACTCGTGCTCGCTGTCGATAGAAATCGACGGCAAGGTCATAACGAAGTTTGACCAGCTCATCGAAATGGTAACTTTTACCATTTAAAGTGGGCATCACGAAGTCCTCTCCTTTTCTTACTAAGTAAAGGGGTTTACACATCGAAGTGCTGCGC